TCGCCGCCGTTTGAATCTCTAACGCCTGCTCAGTTGCGACACCCATTCCGACTAAAGTCGCACCCATCGCAGTACCTGCTCGACGGATGATCGGCTTGACTATCTCTGCCAATAATATTTTATACAATTGTCATCCCTTCAACCGCTAGGAGATTAATTCGCATAATAGTTATTATGACTACACTCTCTCGCGGTCTTTTTACTTCGTTTTAACTACATGCAGTAGACTCACACTTTGTTTTGTATGTCAACTGCTTTTTTTACGTATTTCACTTTTTAGTTGTAATATCAAACCCCGCGTTGACCAGGTGCGTAAACTTACTTGGTCAACGCTAATCTTAACACCACGGTACAAATTCTCTTTTACCTCCAGATCCGCCTGACGGCTTATTATCTTTCGGTCTGTCCTTACACCTTAAACGCAGATTCTTATCTGACCATTTTGTAATGGGTTTTTTCCGCTTCGCTATTCCCTGTTCAGGGGGTGTGCGGTTTGCGATCGGGGCTTGCGCCCTAAATGGTTCGATCACTAAAGTATTGTTGGTAACCCCCCAAACTTTTGCTTGCCGCTGCGCTTTTAATCGTCCCACTCTTCTCGCAATATTTCGGTCAACTTGCGCGACCGTATTTTTTTTGACCGTTTTTGTATTTGTTCTATTATTACTTCTCTTTTTTCGTGCCATTTGTCATGTTCCGTTATTATGTGAAATTCGTCTTCATATTCCCACACTACTAATGGTATTCCGTCGTATTCCATGTCGTGTTGGATATATGTGTCAAACTTTCCATCGCCGTAATTTTCCCACGGCTGTATGTATTTGACTGGTTTATAATGCAGGCGCGCCATTAACTCTTCGTCAGAAAACTCTAACTCGGTTACGTCGTCTATGTACTGGTCTACGATCTCAGACCGTGGGTCTGTGTCGTATTTATCCAGCCACCTTTCTAGAAATCTTTCCATAAATTTCTCCTTGGTTCTACCTGTCATCATGAAACTTTTATCGCGGTTTTTATAATCGCGTATGTCTCCAAATTTGTAGAAATACGATTGCGGCGCCAAACCTTGGCGTACATGTTCATCCGCTAACCAATTAAAATATTCCGCGCCTAGCGGGGGCTTTTTAGACATCGCTAAATGTGCATCTGCACTCCGCGAATCTTGGTTTTTCAACACGTATTTCAACGCGTATTCAAAACCTTTCCAATCGGGTTGTTGAAAATAACTGAACCCATGAGGCCAGAATTTCCACTGAACCCGCTTTTGCTCCTCCACATTTGGCGCTTTATCTTTAAAAAAGATAATTATATGCCAATGTGCTCTTCCCTTTGCGCTGCCGTATTCGCCAGCTACTATATAGCGACATTTGTACTTTTTACGCAGTCTTTTAAGAAAATCCTGAACGTCTTTATAAACCAATGTCACTGCGTTAACGCCCGCACCCGGCGCGTATGTTAACGTTATTGCGTATGTTTTTTTTGAAAACCTACTTTCGGCAATGCAACGGCCTACTAGATCATCTACACGGCGCTTTCTGCATTGCCAGCATTCGCGACACGCAACTTCAACTCCGTTATCTAATATGTTTGTACTAATACACAATTTGCTATCTTCGCTTCAGTTGGTGTCACTAAATGCATATCCCAACAAGAGGAGAGGGAGTTAATGCCGCCGTCCCCGAAACTCCAATATATGGAGTTTCCGTTTCGGGGACGGCTCTGGCTAGTCCAGTAGGTCTCGCCAATTTTTTATTTGCCAATGTGCTGGGTCGTAGAATTTCCAATCTCCGCCCCATTCCATTTTCAAATTTCTTTTACGTGCGATTTCCTTGCCAATACTGCCAAGAACATCCCACTCTTTTTTCGTTAGATTCCAAGCTCTTGACGCGTGAACTATATCCACGGCCATCGAATAACTGCGGTGTTCGAACCGCTTTTCCATTTTGTATGTTCCGTCAGGTTGTTTAACCCTGACTTCATACCACCATTTTATACGATGAATCTGGTGTGGACTTTGCCCACCCCTTGCTTTGGATCTACCTTTTGCTTGCAATGCGTCTTGACGCTTCTTCGAACGTACAAATTCAAACGCCCACAATGGTATGTTGCGTTTTTTGCAATGCTTATCCATGGCTTTCCAGAAATCTACTATATCTGGATGTACACCATCGAAATCATATGCTTTTGTTACTGATTTGTATTTCGTAGTTGCAAGCGTTCTTGCTGCTTCAACGTGGTCTTTACTAAAAAATTCATCCTTAGAATTTTTATTGCGGTTGATGCGGTCTAACACCCGCACCAACCTAAAGAACCTAAGAAGTGGTCTCAGCTCCTGAATCATCTGCTGGGGCCTCTTCTATTACCGTTTCCGCTTTTGGCTGCTCAGCGAAGCGTTTTGCCATCTCTGCGCGCATGTTTTCGCGCTCTTTAGCTAACATTGCTTCGTTTTGTTGCTGATTATATTTCAACAACTGCATCATCCGGTCTATGTCTGTATTGTTTCTTACGCGTGGCTCAATGCTTGTGAAACTTGGTTTTTCACTTTCCTCCACCGTTTGATCGATGTCAGGTGCATTGATATATACCGATGACTTTTTTTCAGCTTTTACCATTACATATGAATTACCCACGCACGTATATTCAACTTGAGCCTTGTCGCTTGATGCTCCAATCAGAACCCCATCTGATAGCTGGTAGTCTGTACCAGCCCATATCTCTATTGGACTGTTTGCCACAATCTGAAATTTTACGCGCCGGGCTTTGTTCGATAAAAATGGGATCAATTGACCCGCTTCTATCTGTTTCCAATCGGCCAATGGACCATTTTTAAACGTTTTCATCTGTTTTTTCCTTCATGTTAAAGGGCAGGGGGGCGGGAGGCACCCCCCTACCTGTTACGACTTAACAATACGGGTGCTGTCCACATCCGCCGTAATCGCGTCGTAATCTGACGTTGCGTCTGCCTCTTGCAGACCCGCACCAAACACCGTGTTTCCAAAAATGTTCATATCTGTCATTGCTGTAATCTCAAAACTGTCTGCAGTTTGATCTGCAAACACTTTTTTATGTAACCCTGTACAAAGATAAAAATCTTCATTCAGCGTTGGGTTTGTTGCTTCAGCCGACCATATTTTTGATCTATCCTCGTCAAACGCATCATCTGCTGAACGGTAATACTTACCGCCTACATTTACCAAATCCCGCTGCCATTCATGGTTAAGCGGCGCATAACCAAATGTAGCGTCTGGCGTTGCATGATTTACATCAGCATGATCGTTTTTCACCACTGCCACTTTTTCAGGGTCTAAAAAATCTCGCAAATACGAGGGCAGGGTATCTGGATCCGTTGTGTAAAAGAAATAATCTTTCTTACGTTCCCACAACTGTTCCGGCACAATTTCCGCAGTAATCATAATTACGCCACCCGTATTCATAGCTGGCGTCCGAATATTCATATCTAACGTGGCGTAACCATTAGTTGCACTTTCGTCCAAATTAGCTGCGTCTGTTGCGTAACGTTGATTAAACCCAATCATTTGTTGACTCTTGCCCAACAAAATTGGTTGTTTCATGGCCTCTTCGGGTACCCGAATTCCGCTCATTAACAAATCAATCAAATACTCGTCATCAATGCCGTCGTACATTTGACGCAACTTTGCAAAACTTGCTGTTTTACGTGCTTGGTCAATATCTGCCAATGACATCGTAGCGTTACCGCCAGAAGTCAATTCAGCCCAGATATTGTCCCACAAATATGCGCCCGTTGTTGTTCCATCTGGATGAACAATCGTTGAACTATAAGCCGGATTATTCGACGATGCATTATTACCCGCCGGGCCAAAACCATCATCACCGCTTTCGCTACCACCAGAAGCATAACTTGCTTGTCCTCGATTTATCATCTCAGAATAAACTGGCGCTTTAAACGTAAGCCCTTCAAGCTTTACTGCACCGTCAATTAAAGCCTGATCAAAATCTGGTACAATATTTTGCATACCGTTATTAATCCAAAACGCTTCTGCCAATGAATGGTCAAAAGCGTTTCTGATCGGTAATGATTTTGACCGGGCTTTACGCCGATGATTAACAATCGCGTTATAAGCTTCAACAACTGTCGTATTATATGTTGCAGCCTGAGTATGTATACCTAATGTACCATAAAATACGTCAGCATTCCAATTCGCCCCAGTATACTCCGTATCAATACCCGCCGTATCCGTAACGGTAAAAACCGAACCTGTAGACGAATTATAAATTTTATTACTTTCAAAAAACGGAACTACACTACCAGCTACGCCGTTTTCCTTCTTATAACTTGCGTTCAATTCATTCATTGACCCATTAAAACGGTCAAACGCAAGCATTGGTACAAAGTGAGCGTAACACGTTACACCAACTCCGTTCATCAACATTTCCGATGTTTCCATCATTTCCACATTGACACGGATTTTGCCACTTTGCACACCATCTTCGCGATGTAGCCACTCGTATTTCAAGGGCAAGATTTTACCTGCATCGCCTGACGTTAAAACACGTCCACGCGCCTTTCGCATACTTTTCTGCACCGTAATCGGTGCATTTGGTATCATTTCCGTTACTCTCATTAGTTTAACTCCTGTACTGGGCCAATAGGCGGAATTGTTGTGCCGTCCTTATTGACTACTTTGCCAAACGGTGGCCGCTGCCAAATTCCGTTTTGAACGTCCTCTTTATAACTTCCAAATTTCATCGTTTTTTTCTCCTTCCGATGATTTTTTTAATAATTTGTCTTATTTTTTTGCAACGCTTGCAGCTCAATTGGTGCCCAATAACTGCCACGCCGAACGATTACCGCCCATTACTGCGTTCTGGCCCTTTGTTGCTAACGCCCCAATCGTTTCACCTGTTAATTCGCCAAAAATATCGGGCAATTCACCGGGCGAAATTAAATCATTAGGTTTAAAACCCATTCTTTTCGCCACTGTAATTTCCAAATCATAAACACCATCCCCATACCGAACAGGAATGGTTTTGCCATATCCTTTATATGGGTCGCTGTTTGACAACTGTTGTTTATCCAATGAGAAACGATCTTGAGCTATACCAAGATAAACTTCCTGCCGGTCGTCTTCGTTTTTCATATTCCACAAAGTTTCTTTTGCAATTTCCGCATCATACCGACGCATCATTTGCTTGTGCGGATCAAATTGCGATGCAATCTGGCCTGCGCTGCTCGCAAAACTGCTCCAAAATGAAGCACTTGCTAACGCTCCGCTTGATCCTTTGTTAAATCCTTGTCCACCCGTTGCACGCAACACTGTTAAAGGATTAAACCCAGCTGCTTCAGCTTCCTTGCGCAGCTTTTTTAAATCTGTACCTCTTTGGCTTGCTTTTGCCGCATCACCAGACGCTTTCGCGCCTATTAATGCTGCGCCCATTTGTAGGGCAGGGACTAACCATTCAGCTGGCATTACACCCACTCCAATAAAATTGGACCAAATAGAGCAATCGAAATGATCACTCCCATAATTGCGCCGTGCGCCATATTTACGATTGTTTTATTCATCTCTAACCTTCCTCTCCAAGCTGCTTAAAATCAGATCAGCTAAAACAAGAAGTAAGGATATCGCTGCCGTTTGAATCTCTAACGCCTGCTCAGATGCCACGCCCATTCCGACTAAAGTCGCACCCATAGCAGTTCCTGCACGACGAATGATAGGCTTGACTATCTCTGCCAATAATATTTTATACAATTGTCATCCCTTCAACCGCTGGGAGATTAATTCGAATAATAACTATTATGACTACACTCTCTCGCGGTCTT